ATTTTCTGCTATTTTTCTTTTTGCGCTTTCCTTGTCAAGCCGTGCGGGCTCGGGTATAATAAGTTGAATTTTGTGTAAAGAGGTATACTTTCGATGGGGAAGCTCGGTTTTGACAACGACAAATATCTATCCATGCAGTCCGAACACATCCGCGAGCGCATCTCGCTCTTCGGCGGCAAGCTGTATCTGGAGTTCGGCGGCAAGCTCTTCGACGACTACCACGCCTCACGCGTGCTGCCCGGCTTTCAGCCCGACAGCAAGATCCGTATGCTCCAGCAGCTTCGCGACGATGTGGAGATCGTGATCGCGGTCTGCGCGAACGACATCGAAAAGAACAAGCTGCGCGGCGACCTCGGCATCAGCTACGACGACGACTGCCTGCGCCTGATGGACGCCTTCCGCGCGCTCGGGCTGTACGTCGGCAGCATCGTGGTGACGCAGTACGCCGGTCAGAGCGCCGCCGACGCTTTCCTGAAGCGGCTCGACACGCTGGGCGTGAAGCACTACTGCCACTATCCCATTGCCGGCTATCCCTCCGATGTGGCGCATATCGTCAGCGACGAGGGCTTCGGCAAAAACGACTACATCGAGACCACCCACTCCCTTGTCGTCGTGACCGCGCCCGGCCCGGGCAGCGGCAAAATGGC